GGGATACAGTTGGATTTTTCATTATTGGCTGTTAGCTACAGTGGGGAAAGCCGACAGTACGTGGAAATAATATATTTCCTATACCTTTCCCTAACAGTGCATTAGCAATAACGTCTGCCGGCATTGGCGGTTGGCATACAGTGGATGTAAGCATCGTTAATAATAACAGTTATAGTGTGCTCGGTTGGGCAACAGATTCACCTAGTGCCGCACGAACTTCATTACCAAATGTTATTGCTATTGGATTCTAAAGCTACAGTGGGGAATAGTTTATGCTGAACAAGGGTATATTATTGTTACATTGCCTTTAGCATATAGCTCAAATAAATATGTTGTCATAGGCCAAGATCTCGACTACACAAGTAATGATACCGACGGTTACGGTGAAAACGTAGGCGTAACTCAGGTTACAACAACTTCGATACGTGTTTCGATTACGAGAGGTCGTTATCTGTCCTATTGCACAATAGGGTTTTAAGACACAGTGGGGAATGATCTCAAACAATAAAGCTGTATTTCCTATTGCTTTTACAGCTTTCTGTAGTGCGGCAACGCTATTTATCAGAGGAAGCGGAACTGGTACATGGTATGGAGACAATGCAAATGTAACATTGACTGGACTGTCTTGCATAACTCCAGACTATGTATTAAACGGAAATTTCATCGTAATAGGTGTATGAGATTAGCTGTTGCCTATTGCTACCCAAAAAACTTGCGAGCCAGCGGCATTAGAACCAGAGTTGTTGAAGTAAAATACGACATAAAAATCAGTGTTAGAAAAATTTGTAACTGAGCTAGTTTCAGCGTAATTTGTTGGATCAGAATTGAAATGTGTAATGACACCGAAGCAAGTCTGGAAGCTGATTGGGAAGGTTACAAGTCCATATGGCTCAGTCTTAATTCCCCACTGTTTCTACCAGCAAACGGCAAGGTATCCTAAGCCAGTGAAAGTATATCGAGAATCAAAAACGAACCCTGTAACCCCAACATTGACATTATTAAAGTGGCTCATTGAATGCCATAAAAATGTTGATCCTTTTGCATCATATCCTGTAGAAAAAGCACAGAATGTACCGTTTACTGAAAGTGGCAAAGTGAAATTAACATTCTTATAATAGACTGGATCAAAAACAGTAAATCCCCACTGTTCAATGGCCGCCAACGAAATACCAGCCCGAAGTTCCATGAAGGTATAAATTAACACTGGTAGTGCCTAAATATTCTGCTCCAGTTGCCGTAGCTGACGTGCTTGTAGTTTTTGGTACGGCAACAATGAATAGTGCCGCAGTTGGAAACGGAATTGGAAATGTTGCTGTACGTGATGAACAATATCCCCACTGTAAATAAAATAGAAAGGTTGTGAAAAAATGCCAAAAAATGCAAAAGATGCACGTATTTTTATAAAATTTGCCGAAGACGGCACACGTGCCGATACTCGTATTGAGGATGCCAATTTATATATCATACCGCCACAGCCAATTATTGAGCTCCGAAACGGTGAAGAGATCCTTCGAGTTATACCGGCACATTATGAGGATGATCCAGAGCAGGGTACTATATTGGTACCAGAACAGCGTATTCCAACTGGCCAATATGAACAGGTTGAAGTTACTACTGGCTATACAGAAGAAATATTGGCTGATTCCATTGCTGAAGATGGTACCTATATTCCGTTTAACCCTGCAGATTACATTGAGGTGACATATGCTGAATATCTGCTGCTGTCCGGCAACTCTCCGGACGGTAAGATGTACATAAGGGATATGACTACCGGCGAATACATCGAGCAGCCGCCATATGTACCTACAGCGGCAGAGAAACTTGCGGTCTTAGACGCAGAATATGAGGCTCAGTTTGACGAAATCAATAATCAGATAATCTTGGCCGTAGCAGAAAATAACGAAGCCTTAAAAGCAGAACTGATGGAAGAAAAGGCTGCTCTAGTAGAAGAATATACAACGAAAAGAGGTGCAATAGAATGATTAAAAAACGTTGTTTCTTATGTGGTCATAAAATGGCTGAAAATGGCTTGTGTACTAATGTGAACTGCATTAGGTCCGAACCGGTAACTGAAACGGAAATCAAAGATAAATCAGTAACTGAAAGCACAGAAAAACAAGAGTAAACGTTGCTGGGAGCGGGTTTTGATATTATCATTAGGACCTGTTGCAAAGTGTACTGATAGTGTACCGGCTGTAATGCATAACTGCTGTGGCTGCATGGTATTAGTACATAGTAGATTATGTTCCGAAAGTGTACCAGTTCTAGCCTTAAATCAGGTCGATTGCTTTTTTTAATTCGTGGATGGCTTTATGGGTGTAGACGCCTTTTGTAACGCCTTGCGAGGCGTGTCCGAGTATACGTTTGATCGCCGTATCGTTGGCACCGGCATTGTCGAGCATGGTAGCACAGGTATGGCGGCATTCATGCGGTGTATGCTTGCAGCGACTGGCTGTCATTACAGCATCAAAGCGCGCTCGGTATTGGTGGTATGAGAGTTGATTACCATAATCGTCTGTAATGATATATTTACCTGGCTGCTGCATCCAAAATTCAAAATAGGGGAGTGTTTTCTTGCTGATAGGTACAGCACGATTTCGGCCAGCAGCCGTTTTGCTCTCACGGACGATGAAATAACGTTGGCGCAGTTTTACATCGTTTTTTGCGATCGATAACATTTCACCGGTGCGAACTCCGGAGTAGATCATCATTAATACTGTCATGGCCCATTTATCGCCGAGTTTTTTTACACGGTTGATCTGTCGTGTGTTGAATGGCTTTTTGGGGTACTTTGGTTTGCGTTGGTCGATGTCTATATATCGACTATAGTCGCCAGCCAGCGTGATGATATCGTATTTTAGTGCATAGCTGTACATATGATGTAGAATCTGTCTTACTTTCTTCTGCATCGCATATCCGGCACCGGCATTCCGGACATCAGAAATCACGGCCTGCAGATCGGCTGCCTTTAGCTCAGCAAATTTCCTGTTGTAGAGACGTTTGCAATGCTTGTACGCTGATTCATAATTGATTTGCGTGGTTTTGGCCAGCTTCCGGAAGCGTTCGGTTCTCATTAGTACATAAACGTCGCTGAAACTGGTAACTGTATCAACAAACAGTGACGGATCGTCGCGATACTGCAGTAACATTTCAAGGCCTTGCTCATAGGTTGCGGCGTCGCCTATTGATTTTAATTTCCCGTTAACTTTGACGCGGACCAGGTATGGATGTGACCGATTACAGTCTGAGCGTTTTGTGATGCTGCCAAGTCCGTTAGGCAGCCTTCGACCTTTGGTTTTTCGTTTTTTTAAGATCATAAAAAATCAGCTCCTTATAGGAGCATTATAACAAGGGGGATAAAATGCAGGAATTTATAAACAGTTATTGGCAGCCGGCGTTATATTCGTTATTGGTTTTTATCGTTGCCAGATTGTGTAATAAGCTATGGGTAGCTGTGGCGACAATGGTCATCAAGCAAAATTTGTATGAAAAGGCCCTGTTGGCCATATTGTATGATCGCTTATTCCAGGCCTGCCAGAATTACATTGCCGAAAAAAGGATTAGTACAGAAGAGCTGAAAAACCTGGAACATCTGTACGAAAATTATCATCGGCTCGGCGGTAATGGTACCGGAACGGAATTGTACAATCGTTGTCGTGAGCTGCCGCTAAAGGAGTGAAAATATGCTGGAAAAAATACGAGGATTTATTCAAAAAACATTTGGCCGAGCACCGACAAAAGGCAGCATGGTCGTTGTATGGACATTTGCGATTATAGTCATATTTGAGGTAATTGCATATAATGCCGGCTGGTTTTATAACTGGTATCGTACTCAGTCTGCAGACACGCCGGAAATGCGGCTGTTTTTGGTGACTGTAGTTTGTGGTGGACTTATTACTGCAGCAGGATTTGTCGGCCGGGCGTTTGTTGATAAAAATGAAAACGGCGAACCGGACATCTGGGAAGAAGAAAGGAAGGATAAGCATGAATAATAAGACCTATAATAATTTGCAGGCTTTGGCCAGAGCTGCCAGGGGGAAAATCAAAATGATTTATCTGCATTGGACTGCTGGCCAACATATTACAAACCATATAGAACGAGCTGACTATCATATTTGCATTTTGGGAGATGGCCGTATCGAAATTGAGTGTGATGACTTGACGGAACTCAGGACGCATACCTGGCACCGAAATACTGGAGCTATCGGCATTGCATTGTGTTGTGGTCTTGGCGCTACTGCCAATAATGGCTATAACGCTGATTTTGGCTCGTATCCGCCTACTCCGGAACAGATAACCGCAATGGCCGAGGTTATTGCGGTATTAAGCCGGGAGCTGGTGCTACCTATTGATAAAAACTGTATTATGACCCACTGCGAGGCTGCGCTGCTGGATGGTTATGGACCGTACAGCGGAGATCCAGAAACGCGTTGGGACTTATGGTATATCGATGATCCGGGTACAAAAGAAAAAATGCAACCAGGCGGTGATGTTTTGCGAGGTTTGGCCAACTGGTTTAAAACTATGGGAATTCCGATTGAATAAAAAATAAAGGAGTGTATCAAAATGACTAATAAAGAAAAAGTGGAACAGGATATATTGGCATTAAAAGCAGCAATTCGTCAGCTGAAGGCTGACGTTAAATTACTTCGCGACGAAGAACGTGCAGAGCTGAAGGATAAAATAAATGCAGCTTTAGATGAGTATTCCGATGAAATTGAAAAAATTAAAGAATTGGATCGCACGCTGATCCAGAAGCTGGGGAAACATGGCCGGACATTTCTTTATATTTGCATTGGGATTTTGGCCATTGCCGGCGTGGATAAATTGATCGGATATAT